AACACATGGTTGGTCGTCCATCTTTAATGCCCAAGACAGTTGTTGTTACAACCGTGTCAGGTTCACCCTTGGTTCTAAAACTGTCGTCAACAGTTGTTTCAAATAAAGGTTGAGATAACAAAGCAATGCATATGTCATCTAACTCAGGCAGTATGTCCTGTAACTGCGCATACGTTGTAAAGGCTTTAGGATCACCACGCAAGCACAACAGCATGATGTAGTCAGGCTTATAGGGGTGAAAGGCTGTCTCAGTATGTAGCGCTAAGTCCGCTTTAGATGACGATGATATTTGTGCGTACTCAGTCTTTGGGTTGGGCACAACGTTTTGAATCAGTCTGCCGTTTTGTTCTTGTTTGTAACCTACTGGTACGCCAAGGTTCTTTGCGTAATGAAACAAGGTGTCACGAGCAATAGGACAAGCATCCTCAGAAATGTTTGGTGTGATTGGTGTGATTGGTATTGGACCAATGGGCACATCTTTAAACAGAACAATGGTCATGGGTTGTATCGTGCTTGTCTACGCTCCTGCGGAGCAATACTGATACGGCGGCTTAGTTCTCGTGACAACACTTGTGCACCACGTTCACAGCGCTCAAACACTGAGTCCACCATCTTGCGGTACGCACGAGTATTCAAGTGCTCTTCCTGTTGTTCAATAACAGCAGGGTCAACATCTCGGCGGGCTTTAGCCAATGTAACGGTGTCACCTTTAGCGGTGTCGCTCCATTGACCGATCAAGCACTTAGCCTCAACGATACGACAGTTGTTTGCTTGTCGTTCTTCGCTGATCTCTGCTTCAACTAATTCTGCTTTGGCATAAGACACCCATGCCATGAACTCTCCGTAGAGAGACATCAGTTCAGCGTCTGATAACTCGTCCAGATACTGGGGTACCTGTGGCATCTCTCCCGCTGGTCTTGGGGGCATCGTGAACTTCTGATTGAATCTCTCCCTCACTGAGGAGTTGTCCTGTGAAGAGTTTGTCATTGTCATCGGTTCTGGTCGCAGTATTGTTCGCATCGTTTTCCTTCCAGCATGTGTTTTTGAATGGGCATTGCTTACATGTCTTATGTTCTGAATCCGTTACCCACGCTGGGCGCATGGGTGGGACTGATGAATCTAGCGCCCGAACTACCGTTTCGCAAGCGCTCAGAATAGGATCAACTAATTCTTGTTGGAACTGAACCACGAACTCTTTTACTTCTTGGGTGGCTTTCCACTCATAGATAAAGACCATGGTGTCAATGCCTGTGCAGTACATATACAGCATGGCTTGACGGACGTGAGACTGGAATGGCTGGCGGATGCGCTTCCACATCTCGTCAGGTTTACCTTCAGACTCTTTAAATATGTCGTAACTCTCAAAACGAATTGTGCCAGCGCCAACACTCTTGATCTCAATAAGGAATGGCTTGTCCTTACCATTATTGACAATACCGTCAGCATGTCCAAGGATATGAAACTGTTCGTTGGTTACAGGTACTTCACGATAGATAGGACCAGGGGTTCCGCATGACGGGCACTTTTGTGGACTCAAATCTACCCATTTGTGACTACAAATATCGTTCTTACACTGCCACGTACCGTGGAGAACGCCTGCATCACGAAGCCACCCTTGCCACTTGGCATGGATAGCGTGACCTTCTGCAAAGACGTTCAAGCGTTGAAACGCAAACTTCTCGTCTTCTTTCTCGTAGCCCTTGATGGTGTACCAAGACGAACGAGGGCACCAGTCCTTCTTAGCGATCTCGCTTGGGTGAAGGTGTGCGGTATCTCGTGTGGATGACAAGCGCTCTTTGATTAACTGCGCCTGCACAATAGGAATGACCTTACCTTTGCTGGTAAGAGCCTTCTTATATTCCTGTAAGTGCCATGGTGTTTCAGTCATCGTTTATTCCGCTCATCTCTAGAAAGTCGTCTTCAGTTAACACTACATACCTACGGTTGTTAAGGTCAAATTGCAGTACAGGAAGACGATCTTCCAATATGGCACGTTCAACTAACTCTGACAGGTCTTTGTGTTTAATAGTTATTTGTTTGGTATTGGTGGTGAACTTGTTTTCAATCAAGATATCGGCAGTGCGTACGTCATTCTTACGCAACCATCCTGAGCCTGAGCCAGCGTTCCGACTTCCTTTGTAGGACTTAGCACTTCGCTGTTCCTGTTTCTTGGATGTCTTATTAATGGCTCTGCGGTCATCACCACCAAGGATCATTCAAGACCAAACTTTGCAAACACTTCTTTAGTGATCTTGTCACGCAGGTCAATGTCTTCACGAACTGCTTGGAGCACTCCGTCCTTGCCCTGCCACTTCTGATCTCCATAGGAGTAGTAAGCACCTGCACGAGTAACCAACTCATATGCAATTGCAATGTTGACAACATCTTTTACAGTGTCGTACTCACCACGAGTGAAGCCAGTGGTGTCTGCAAAGTAGTAGTCAACTACAGCAACTTGCTGTGGTCGGTACGTCTTGTTCTTCATGGTACGAGCCTTGATGGTTTGACCAACAGTCTCGTCCTTGGCTTTAATCCATTCGTCACGCTTTACTTCAACACGGCAGAAGTAGTGGAAGTTCTTAGCCTTACCACCTGGGGTAGTGCGGTTGTCTCCCCACATCACACCGATCTTTTCACGCCACTGGTTGATCATGATGCCTGTGCACTGGCGCTCGTCATGAATCAGTGAGCGCTTCTGTGACTTGGATGACTTGCGGAAGAATTTACCTGTGAGGCGAGCACCAAGACCTACGGTGAACTCTTCCATCATCTTTTCTGATTCGTCACTAGGTACGAGGGCAGGGAGTGAGTCAATCACGATCATGTCAACGGCACGGTTGTCTAGTGCCTTGATGACAAGGTCATAAACCTGTTCCATGATGTTGGACTCAACGACCCACAAACGGTCAAGGTCTACGCCAATGCTCTTGGCATAATCAGGTACGTACTCTTCAGCCGCAATCCATAGCGCTGTAAAGTCTGGGTCAAGTGCTTGGTTAGCCGCAATTGTCTTGTACGCAAGTGCAGTCTTACCCGATGACTCTTCACCAATGATTTCGCTCCACTGGTTAGCGGGCCAACCGCCACCAAGCATGAGGTCATAGGCAAGAATGCCCGTGGTGATGCGGGGCATCAACTCACGAACTGAACTGCCTTTAACGAGCGTGCCGTCTCCGTACTTCTTGTTCATCGCATTGATGATTGAATTGAGTGATTCGTAGTCAGTCATTTATACTCCCCAACTTGATCCGTCGCCTTGTGAAAACCTTCCGTTCCAACCACACGAATAACAACGTGGGGCTGGCTGTGCTCCATTGATCATACTGTTTGATCCTCGTCCTACACGGCTAAATACATAAATACTTCCGCATTCAGGACAAGTTGAGTTTCCTTCTTTACGTGCCGCTTCTCCACCTTTCCATAAGCGAATAGCGTCACTCATGTTTAACTGGTCTGTGGGTGCACGATTAGGGTCCAATACTTCTTGGTTACCTTGTTGAACTTGTTGTTGTGGTTGCGCAACAGGGAAATTTAGAACAGGAGAAGTCGGAGGAGTTGCGTAAGTACGAGGCGCTGTTGGCTTCTCTCCTGCAATCTTTTTACTCCACCAATCACTCATCGTCTTCTTCCTCCATCAAGTTGTCTAACATTATTAAAATTCTCTCTGAGTCCGCCAGTTTGTTAACCATCGCCATACCGAATACTGTCAATATGGCAACAATCTCATCTTTAGGGGATACTAGTTTATCCGATTTCTCTAGTAAATCAGCAAACCAATTACCGCCTTCTATGATCTCGTTGTATATGTCAGTAGCAATAAAGACGCCCCAACGAGACAGGACATCTGCGTACTCCACTTCTCTTACATCTTCTGATGGTCTGGAGAAGCCCATAGTGCTGGCGTAATCCTGTCCATCAGGGACCGACAACATGAGATAGAAGTTACGTTGCTCTATATCTTGCATTACTTAGCGTCTGCCCAGTTATGTGCAACATTGCAGGACACCTTGAGAGGGACGCCACGCAGGATGACACCGTCACCCATGGCTTGAATAAAACGTGGCATGATTTCCTCCCAGGAATTCTCTGGTACTGCGGTCACGATTTCGTCATGAACCTGCACCAGCATCCTAGTATCAGTTCCTTGTAGGGCTTTTTCAATGTCAATCATGGCAATCTTGCAGATGTCAGCCGCACTGCCCTGAACTACGGCGTTAATCGCCTGTCTCTCTGCTCTGGAGCGCTTCTCATCGTCTGGGGACTTGATATCGGGCAAACGGCGCCTGCGACCAGTCAGGGTAGTTACATAGCCTTTGGCACGGGCTTGGGACACGATATGTCGCTTCCACTGGGTCAGTCCTGCGAACTGCTCGTAGTAGCGGTTGATCATGTACTTGGCACGCTCTTCAGGGATCCCTGTGGTGCGAGCCAGTTTCATATAACCACCGCCGTAGGCAGTAAGGAAGTTCACGCCTTTACCAATCTGACGCTCGTCACTGGTCACCTCTGATACATCTTTACCAAAGAGCAAGGCGGCAGCACCTGCGTGAATGTCAATGTCATTGTTAAAGATGTGGATCAACTCAGGATCTTTGGAGAACATCGCCATCACTCGTAGTTCAATTTGGTCGTAGTCAGCCACCATCAGGGTGTAACCCTTTGGAGCAATGAAAAGGCTACGGATACTGGACTCACGTGGGATGTTCTGTAGGTTCGGATTAGATGCAGACAAGCGACCTGTAGCAGTTCGGTGCAGGTTGTATGACGGGTGCAAACGACCTTTAGACAACTTAGGTAGTAACCCATCAACATAAGTTGATTTAAGTTTCTGAGTTTCGGACCACTGCAGGAGCAAAGTAAGCGCTGGGTGCTTGGACTCTAATCGCCTCAATGACTCTTCGTCTACTGATGGTGCGCCACCTTTAGTTTCTTTAAATGGTTTTAGTCCCAATCCACCTTCACGCTTCTTGTTGAACAAGAATGCTTGCTTATGCTTTGTGGAGTCAGGGTTGAAACCAACTGGTGCGTACTTAGCCAACTCCAACAGAGTGTCTCGCATCTTCCCGTCTAGTTCTGTACCCAGGATCTTCAACTGACGGTGGTCTACTGGGATGCCTTCGTTCTCCATCTGCATGAGGACACGTAACACTGCGGAGTCTTGTTCAACCACTCGTGTTAGGTCATCATGGTGTTTCAGATAACTAGACAGGCGCTCGTAGAGCATCCATGTCCAACGGGCATCAAGGTGCACATAGCGAGCCGCAGAATCAAATGGAACTAAGTCAATGATCTTGCCCAACTTACCTTCACGGGAGTAGGCGTTGTGCTTGTCATAGTTGTGTTGAATCAAACTCTCAAGTGAGTAAGACATCAGGTTCTCATTAATGGCGTGCTGTAGAAGCATGGTGTCCCTAAACGGATTGGATGGGACTTCGTTGTAGTACTTGCTTAATGAGCGAGCGTCAAACTTGACGTTGTGCCCAACTTTAATCAAATCACTAAAAAACAATGGACGCAGTTCCTCAAGTACGACAGAGCGAGACAGTTGCTCAGGTACAGGTAAGTATTGCGCTGGGATGTGGTAACGAGCCTTAGCGGTGGACTCTTGACCACTCTTGAGAACTTTTCGGTAACCCTCAGGAGGGACAGTAGTACCGTCACCAATCTCTTCGGGAACCAAGATGGAGCCTCGGCTGTGCCCCATAGGGATTGCCCATGAATGACCTTTAGTAGCAATACCTAGCCAAAAGACTTCGTTACGCAAAGGATCAAGCGCAAGCATCTTGCGGTAATCGTCTTCTATTTTCTCCCGTGCTTTACGAGTGATGTCGGGAGATGGGTTCTTGAGTTTTGCGACATGCGCTTTCCATTCCTTCTCAATGTGTTCAAGAAGGTCGGGATGGCGATCAAGGATTCCACGGGACTCAATGTCAAACGCAAAAGCCCCAACGTTTTGGATAACTGCGATGATCTCATGTAGTTCTGCGATGGTAGACACAACATGGGGCGCTGGGCGCCCCATGTCATTGTCTTTAAGTGTGATCACGGCTTATTTGTCAAAGCCGAGTTCTTCTGATGCAATTTGCATCAAGTCACGCTTAGAAGGAACCTGAATGATTTCTTCTGTGTATGCGTTCTCCTCAAGTTCAGTGAGTTGATCGCTGGTAATCGCTGCAAGACCCCACTCTTCAAGGTCAGCCGCTTTGACCATCTGAAGCAAGGTGGACGATGTTGCGCCCTTACCTGTGCGTGAGATAGCCCAGTAGTGCTTATCAAGAGGACCTGTACGGTCGCTGTTGTGGAAGTTCTTCAACTGGTCAATTACTCGTGGACCAATTTCCAATGAACGGAGCGCTGGCTCTTCACCTTCGGTGAGAAGTGCAACGTTGAAGTTGTGACGCTTGGACGGACGGCTACCTGCTTTGCAGAGTGGGCAGTCTTCGCCAATGCATACGAATGACTTCTGACCAGAACGCTCAAGCCAGTGCTGACCATACGAAGCGTATGGAGCATCACCAATGAAGCGAATGATCTGAGTGTCTTCGGTCAACTTAAGACGGACGGCGTAGTTGCTGTCGCCTGTCTTTACGGAGTCAACACCGCTCCAACCACTGCGGACAACACGGCGTGCCTTTGGAGCATCGTCTTCGTCTGCAACACGGGCTGGTCGTGGCTTGGCTGTGATTTCATCGTCATCTTTTGAGATGGCTGGCTTCTTACGAACGACAGGTTGGAATTCCTGCTCGTCATCTTCAAATTCATTAAATGGCATCGTTTTTCTTTCTGTGAGTTACTTTGGATAGTTTTTTGATGTGTGATTTGCAAACCCCGACCAGTCTGCTTGCGCAGTATCTAGTTTGAAGGTTTGTATTGCTTCAAGTAGAAACTCTACCTGTGTCCTGCTGTAAAGCCTCCGTCCTTTTACAGATTTGTTAGGAATCTGTGCAGTCTTCGGAGCGGGAGTACGGTAGGTGGCTTTAGGTACCCACCCTCGTGCTTCCCACATACGAATTGTTACGGGCTTTCGGTTTACAGCAATTGCTAACTGACCAATGGTAAACATTTGCATGTCTTCTCCATTGATCCGATAGACCTTGTAGCGAGCGCCGTTAAAGCGATCACTTAAATATGAATCTTGTTTCTTAGTTGATGGGCGATTCTTAGGCGCACGGGAACCTGGAAAGTCAGGCAGGTCGCCAAACATTTCAAGTGCTTTGTCGCTCACGCTTTAAATGCCCACGTTTCTTTTTCAACATAGAACGAAGTAATGGTTTCTTCATGGTCTTTGTGTTCCCATGCAAACTTAACGAGGTTGTCCTCGTCCACAACTTCAACAACTTTCTTAATGGTGTCCCAATGACCGTTAGAGCGTGCCCACTGTTCTACAGCCATGGTGTCCAATGAACGAGAGATACGGCGCTCACGCTTTAATTCAAATGAGCCAACCTTCAACCACTGGTGTCCCTTGTCGTCTGTGTAACCAAACACAGTTACAGCCTCGGCAAGTTGTTTCTTCATGTCGCCTAAGCGCTTCTCAAGAATGTCAACAGTCTCTTTGGACTTCTTGAACTCTTCGGCAAGGCGCTCTAAGTGGACTTCATCAAAGTCTTTGATGATTGATTCTTCTGCTGGTTTTTCTCGTTTTACTGATGCCATCGTTTTTCCTTACAGTTGTGATGTTGATATGAAGTCAGACAGGGTACCGATTGTTAATTCAAACTTACCCTGACTGTCGTAATTTCCGTCAATAAAAGCCTCATTGATGCCACGCTTCTGTTGAAGCATTTCATACTGGCGTTCCTCAATTGAACCTTTCATAACGAAGGATGCAACTGTAACGTGGGGGTGTAACGAAGACAACCTGATAATGCGAGCCTCTCGCTGATCCAGTTTCCCAGCGCTCCATGGCAGGTCATAGGAGATCAGATAGTTGGCATTTGGCAAGTCCACGCCGTATCCACCAGCGTCTGAGGACAGGAATATACGGGTATGTGGGTCTGTAGCAAACTGTTGTTTGGCGGCGTCTCGTTCTTCAGCAGACATACCACCCATAAAAAGAACACTATTAGTCTGAGGTTTGAAAGCCTCTTGCAACAGTCGTAAATTCTGTTTAAAGAATGAAAAAAGAACAACTTTACTGTCAGGGTCACCCGACAGAATGTCCGTTACATACTCAATGACCGATGCCATCTTTGGCGATTTGGCAGTCTCTGATAGCCAACCAGCCTTAAGTATCTTGTCCGCATACTGGCTTCCGTCTTTGCCTTGTGTCTCTCGGAACTTACGAGCAGAGTCGTACACAAGGGCTGGGTTGTCACACAGCATGCGCAGGATAGTTAGACGAGACATGATCTGTCCTTGTGCTTCTCCGCCACCGTCCCCGCCGTTGTAGTGGGACCACAAGTCAAAACCACGTCCATGTGTTGCAATGGCGTTTGCTATTTCTTTAAGAAGATCTTTAGCAATTGACTCATAGGCAACTGCGCCAGCGTTATCAAAAGATACAGGTATTACCTGATGTATAACTTTTGGCAATTGGTCTGCGATGTCTGCTCGTGTCTTACGGACCATTGACTCAGTGAGACTGTCTTGTAGTTGCTTAAGGTTTCGGTAACGGACTGGTTTACCGTAGTGGTCACGAACAATGAATGTGCGGTCAAAGATGTCAAAACGACCTAGCACTCCCTTATCTACGAACTCCATAATAGAGAACAATTCTTCTGGTTTGTTCTCAATAGGTTGACCTGTTAGCGCAAAGCGGTAATGGCACTTAGCACCAAGGCGCTTAAGTAACTTAGAACGCTTTGCTCTAGGGGACTTAATAATGGTTGCTTCATCTATAACCATGGCGTCAAACTTAAGTGCAAGAAACTCTTTCTCATCTTTTACCAACATCTCAGGGTTGACAATGACATAACGACAACGCATAGCGTTACGCCATAGTGGTGCACGGGCAGTCTTAGTACCATCAATCACAATTGCTTTTGAGTTAGTGAACTTTTTGATTTCACGAAGCCATTGAAACTTAAGTGATGAGGGAACCACTACCGCTACACGATCAATCTCTCCATCATCAAACAGGCGTTCAATGGCGGCAAGTGTTGTTGGGGTCTTACCAGCGCCCATGACCATAGCAAGCATCATCTGTCCACGATCAACCATGCGCTCCATGGCTTCCTGTTGAAACGGATAAAGGGTGCCATTAAAGGTCATGTAGAAACCTCTTGTGCTTCTATCCAAACACGAGCACCACAACGATCAGGTGTGTCGGATTGGACAACTGTGGCTGATGTGGTTCCACAGTTTGGGCATTGAATGTCTAACGAACGGTGATGTGTAGACCCTTTGTAGGTTCTATCAATAATGGCGTTAATACCTTTTTTAATGTTTTGCTGGTGGACGTGAATGATGTGTTTCATTACATCCACCAAGGAATAACAGACGCTTGCTTAATTGCGTAGTCCACTTCTTCGTCTGTCATGTCACCAATGTCTTTGGCGTCAGTCTTGCTGTAGTCCAGGAAGAAGATACCGTCACGAAAACGTGGCAACGCTTTTAACAAAGTCTTAGCCGACTCAATACCTGCTTTGTCATTGTCCATTGCAATGATCACACGCTCTGCTGACTCAGAGAGCAATGTCATTTGCTCGTGGCTTACATGAGCACCAAATGTGGCGAGTGCTTGCATACCCCCGAATGATGATGCAAACCTCACCACATCTAGTGGTGATTCAACGAGCACAGCAGTCCTTGACTGAAAGCGTTCAATACCAAAAAGTGTCTTGCTCTTCTTTACACCAACTGGATTGTTGTTGAAGTACTCAGGACCTTTCTCTTGCCATCCCATTAGTTCACCTAACGGGGACACGATAGGAATTACCCATGCTTTTTTCATCATGTTCCATTTGATGCCGTGCACTAACGCAACGTCTGCATCAAGGTGTCGTTTTACCAACTCTTTGTGTGGCACTTGTTCAAAGCGACTGTACGAAACCCAATCAACTTCTGGTTGGTACTCAACACGCTCTGGAGCAGTAAGTCGGTTGATACCTGTCTCAATGAGTAACTGATTAACAGCCGAGACACTGTCGGGGTTTCCTGTCAACTCTGAGACAAGTCCAGCAAGTGTTCCACGGGCGCCACATGAGTGACAGATCCATAGACCGCTCTCTGAGTTCATGGACCATGATGGAGAACCATCTGCACGACCCGTGCGCTTCTCGTGTACTGGACAGCACCCTGAAATCTCACGACCACTTGTTCGCCGTACATCTACGCCGAGTTCTAGAAGAACATTAGAAAGATCAGTAGTACCAGTTGTCTGTGTCGCCGTTGTCATTTTCATCCACCTCCGTAAAGTTCATATTTTCCCAATCCCATTTAATTCTTACTTCACCCTTAGGTGATGACCGAGACAAGATAACTCTGATGATTGCTTGGTTATCTACGTCAGGATCTGATTCCACACCGAGCACAAGGTCTGAGTCCTGTGCGAATGACGATGTGTAACCAATTGCTTCCGCCGTAATCTGCCGTGACTTCTTGTTCCCAAGTTTCCACGACAATACTTGTGTTGTCCCGATGATAGGGATATCAAAACGCTGTGCCAACCTCTTGAGCGAGCGTGTGATATTTGTCAATGCTTGTGGCGAACCCTTTGGCTCTCCCTGCTCATCGTCCATGAGATACACACCATCAACAATTAACAAGCGTGGGCGGTGTTGTTGCACCTTCCCAGCAAGAGCACTCACTGTTGTTAACGAGTGGGTGTCTTCAGTCATGATGAACGGGTGCATGTTCTTGCGAAGTTTCAATGCTTTTGAAATGCGTTCCATGTCTTGGGCAGTTAAGTCACCACGAATAATGCGTGTATGTGGCACTCCTGAAATAATGGCGTCATAACGAGCCGCTTGCTCTTCAATACTCATTTCAAATGAAACATACATTGGCGTGATGCCGTGGCTGTGAGCCGCATCAGCCATGATCAAGGTCATTAATGATTTACCCTTTTTCGCTTCACCAACGAATGTAACCAACTGCTGAGGCCGAAGACCAGCAGTGATCCGATCAAGACCAAGAAAGCCTGTCGGAATTCCACGAAGACCGTTCGGAGTGTTGCGCATCTCTTCATACTTTGCTAACCGTCCTTCCCATGATTCCATGAGGTCAATGTCTCGGAGGCGTGCAACTTCTACTGATGCTTTTTGTAAGCCTTCGGAGAGTTTGTTAAATGCTTCTTCGGTCTCGTTGTTGTTAAGCGATGGTAGAGCCGATGTAATTGCGCTGACCAAGTGCTGGTGCTTGTATGCAACATAGATCTCGTCAATGAGCGCTTGGAATGGTTCGTTCTCTGCATTGAGCAAACGAAGGTCTGCGTACTGTTGTTTGAAGACACGGGCACTTGGCACCACGCTGTACTCACGCCAGTAATCAAGAACCCATAGCCAGATGTCAGACCACTCGCCACTGAAGTGATCGGGACGAAGTCCACCGTCAATGATTTCGCTGAGGTCAGCAGTCTGAATAACCTTGCTGATTAAGAGATGTTCAGTTGATGCCATTAGAAAACCCAAGCGCTTGTAGGAGATGAAACTGTCGCACGAAGTCCGAGCGCAAATGCTTGTTCTTGGTGTGGAACGAAGATTGTACGGACAGATCTCTTGAATCGCAAGTCGTATTCAAGTTCTCCCACATTTTTATAGTAGAGAACTGGAAGGGACATTCCTTTACGTTGTAGCCAGTTGTCTACTGCTTCAACTGCATCTATTGACAAGAAAGTGTAAACCTCTGCGCCGATACCTAAACGATGAGTTGTGTCGTAAAGAGACTTCAACGGAAGGTCATTTGATTCCCACAAGTTAAGAACACGGTCCCAGTTGTTTCGTGCTTTATACAACGAACTACCAATACCTTTGATACCCCCAGGAGGTGAAGCAAGTAGTTCTTCAAAGACAACTCCGTATCCAACGTCCTCGTATGATTGAATGTCATTACCGAACATTAGTGCTCCAACCTGTAATCAGAACCAGTTACTCCCATAATGAAACATGATTGTTTGATAATGGAATGCACTCGTGGACTGTACAGAGTTGGCAACTTGTCGGGGTTAATTTCTGTTGTAAAGATTGTTGGCAGTTGCATGTCATAACGAGATTCAATCATGCTTGAGACTGTCTTTGACATGTACTCGGTCAAGCGATCTGCATTCAAGTTGTCAACAACAACAATGTCGTAAACACGGCGCATGTACTTGAGCAAGTTTGGATCGCCGTACATTTCAGGAAGTTCACCATCGTTGTTGCGAGAGTCGTGAACCATTTCAACAAAGATGTCGTAAGAGATAAACAAACCACTGAGTTCGTTCTTTGAAACAACTTCACGCAAAGCGGCTACAGCCATGTGTGTTTTACCAAGACCTGTCTTGCCATGGATATACAAACCCATACCGTCTTCCATGCGCTTCTCAATATTGTTTGTCCACTTGATGACAGCATCTTTGAATGCAGGCGAACCTTCGTTCTCGTCATAGTTTGCAAACGTGCTGTTCTTGTAGCGAGGTGGTACACGCAGATTACGAACCCGTTCTTCAACGGGGCGGTTGCGCCAGTATTTTGAACTCTTCCAGTCAGTCATGCTTTTCCATTTTGTGAGGGGGTAACGATGATACCGCACACCTATGGTCTAAAAACGTAACTGGGTCTAAAAAATAAAGATCGCAACAAATGCAGTGTATAAACGATCTATTCTTCGGTAAGTCTTGGGTCAATTGAGATTGAGGTCGGCTGATCGTCTTCTTTGACATAATTCTCCTTTGCGTATTTATCTAAGTTCGCTAGAAAGGCTCTCCACGGTGCCACCTCCACTGGTAACGGTCTCCGTGTTATTTCTTTTACGAACGCCATGATCATGGCACGAATCTGATCGGTTGTAAAGCCCTTGTCGGTAAGTTTCTTGAAACCCTTCATCAGGGCAGGACCATTCACTGGGGAGGTGATCCTGTCCATGGTCTCGGTCGGGAGGCTGGCTCGGAAGAAGTACACCAAGTTCCCACGGGAGTCTTGGCGGGTCTGTTTTGGGGCGGGTTCTTTTTTGTCAGGGTCTTCACCTAAGCCGACGCCCCAGTCGTCAGAAAGTTTCTTCATCTTCAAGCCTCTGATCTACTTGTATTGAAATTTTCCCTTTCTTGTTATTTTTACTCTTGTTATATACTCTTGATTGGGTGTCACCCGTGACACTACTAGTGGTGTCTCCCGTGACACTACCTAGTGTCTCCATGGACACTACTAGGGGTGACTCGTGTGACACTACTGGGTTGTTAAAATTGACGTAATAGCGATTCGTCAAGTTCTTGTTACTGCGGGTCACACGGTGCTGTTTGACAATCAGACCGATCTCTTCTAGGCGCTTCATAGAGCGAATTACGGTTCGGCGGTCACAGCCCAACTGGTCAGCAATGTGCTGGTAGGAGGTTGTCAGTTCCTGCGTTTCTGGGTGCAGGTACTGGAGCATGTGGTTCAGTACTGCGTGTGAGATGTAGTCCGTAGAGATGTACGGAAGGACCCACCTTGGGACTGGTAAAAAAGGTCCACTCAACTTGTTGTTTCGTGCCATATTGCTCCTCAGGTTGTTATCTAGGGTCGCCATGCTACACTCTCGCTAGTCACTTTGGCACTTCCCTGATCGGGTGCTAAAGTGTGCAATAGTGTTGAGGGGAGGGCGACCTCCTCAGGAACTACAGAGCAAGGGTATTTCCCTCCTTTCTTCCCTTGCCCTTGTTAACGGCCCTCCCTTCAACCGCTAAACTTGTTTGATGGCATCTAAAAAAGAAGTATGGGATAAACCCAATCCTAAAAAGAAATCCAGCAAGTTGACCTCTGACCAAAAGTCAGAAGCAAAGGCTCGTGCAAAAGCCGCTGGTCGTCCGTACCCAAACCTTGTTGACAACATGGCTGTCAGTAAAAAAGGTAAAAAGTAATGGCAACTAAGAAATCAGAAGCATGGCAACGCAAAGAAGGTAAGAACGAAAAGGGTGGACTTAACGAAAAAGGTCGTAAGTCTTATGAGAAGGCAAACCCTGGTTCAGACCTCAAGCCACCTGTGTCTAAAGAACAGGCTAGTAAATCTCCAAAGTCTGCGGCTCGCCGTAAGTCTTTTTGCGCTCGTATGAGTGGCATGGAAGGTCCAATGAAGAAGCCAAACGGTGAACCTACTCGTAAGGCTTTAGCATTACGAAAATGGGATTGTTAAGGCATCAATTAAATAGTTGACCCAAAGCCAAACAACTGTTTGACTTCTTCCACATTTGCAGGACGGCTCATAATCACTCCGCTAGGGAATGTTGCCGTAAGCATGCATGTGTTATAAGAACTAGTAATTGCTCGGTCGTTTTGAGCACTGCTTACAACGTGGAATGTACCTAGGTCAATTGGTGGAAGAATCTCTTCCTCTTCTTCAATGACTGGTTCTGGCATCGGAACGTCATTGAGTATTGCATCAACGATTTGTTCTTTTGTCATAGTGGTACCAACATGGATACCTTGAGCCTTTGCGTTCTTGCGCAAAACACCAATAGACATTGACAACATTTCAGCACGGCTGAATGGTTCAATCTCAACTTCTTCAGTTGGTATTGGGGCAGTCTTTTCTTCGTGCGTGATGTCCACAACAATTGGTACAAGGCCATTAGTCAAGTCAAGGATTGGGACGCCAGCATCAGCGGCATCAAAACAAATCTCTTCCATCTCAGGTATCAATGCGTCATCCCAAAGAAGCAAAAGAGTTCCCTTAGTCTTTGACAGATAATGAATCATGTCTCTTGCTGGGTTTGCATCTAGTCGCTCAACTGAAGCCTTCTCAATAAACTCCGCAGGAGCCTTTCCATTGTGAGTAAGCATGAAATTAACTTCCATGTCAATCAGCCAGTTGATTACTCGTGACTCTGAATCAGATGGTTTGGCACCACAGGTAACAATAAAATCGTTGTCTACACCTAGTTCATTAAGGGCATCTTCAATGATGTTCTTGCTGGTTCTACCTGTTCCTAATACACCGTACTTTTTTAGCATCGTTTTCTCCTATTTTAGTGATTTGCGTTGTGCCATGTCTCCCACAAGCGTAATCATTCGGAGTACACCGTGGCAGGCGCCTGCCAGTGTAGCGACTACAAGACCCGATGTCCATATGTCCTGAACATTTAAAATAAAAGATGCACCATAGCCAAAGACAATTCCTGCAAGGATCTTCACCCAAGGCATTGCTTCCCGTGGCGTTAATATGTTGAGTAGTTGAACCAATTTGTAAACGGCTAAACCTGCCACGAGATATGTCATCATGTCTTTCCTGGAATCCAATCAAACTGCATAAGGTACTTAGCGTTTCCGCCTGAGGTACCCATTAGCGTAACAGGTAAGATCTTTGGCATCAAACGTGACAAAGCGTCTTGAGTCTTCTTTCGGTTCGTTGTGTACAGCGAGTACGAGGCGTACTTAGTCCCAGACCATGTGTGGTCAGAAGTAAAGCCTTGATAAAGGAATCCGCTGAATACGGTGTCACCATCAAAGAACTGCCCAGCACCGTTAGGCTCAACCATCCATTTAGACAAAGTAATTGATTGTCCTGCGCTGAGGCTCAATAGGAATGCGGGGTACTTGGTTCCCGAAGTGGTTGCGTTCATTTGGTAGGTGTACCTACCATCAACACCTACAGAGATAGAGTCAGCGGCTGTGGCGTCTGTCCAGTCTGTCCAAGTTGAACTGGTTCCCCATGACCCACCATAAACAACTTGTGGGAGGGCAGAGAAGTCAGCAGAAATATAATATGCATTGTTTGCTGACACAGGTACGGCTACGTTAGAAACAACCGCAATCTTGTTGCCCGAAGCACCAGCCGTAATTTGAATACCTTCTGCTGGTGCCGTACTAATGGTTGGAAGAAGATTGGTGGTGTACCAAGATGTTGTAGAAGTGCTGGCGTTAGCGGTTCCATTCCATGCTTGGGTATTTAGAGTAAATCCATTGTAATCTTGGTTGGTAGATGTTCCATCAAAGTATGAACGAAGTGCTGAACCTGCTTCAACTAGAACAGCATCCAATTGCCAAGTATCTCCGACAGTACCAGTACCTAAACCATAAACACTTACTAAAGCATGCACGGCTCCAACTGGTGCAGTTCCCGTAACACTTATACGTTGTGAACTGGTCGTAAGGGTGCTGTTAGTAGTACTAGTACTTATACCAGTTCCTGCTGCGTTATACCAGTTAATTCCTATTTGTACTTGACGTAACGTTCCAGAAATTGACTTAACATAACCACTCGCTGTGTATGCTTGTCCTTCAGTAACTGGGAATGAGGCAAAATCAGAAAAGGTACCAGATAACCCTGTGCCAGTAGCGACTATTTGGTATGCCCAAGAACCTGAACCCCACGTTCCAGCAACTCTAGTGTTAGTTGATCCGTTAGCATTCCAACCTGTCGTATTTGTTTCAAAACTAGGGTTTGGTAATAAGTTCTGACGTTTTGCAGTAAACGCTCCATCAAAGTATGGAAGTAGTACAGAACCTGTTTCTAACAGAATTCCATCTACTAATGCTGTTTCTGCTGTTTCTGTGTTAGCACTATCAGAAGTAACTATATAAAGATTCGCTGTTGAACCATTAGGCGCTGTCCCAGTTACGGATATACGAAGCCAGTTGTTCATACCTATAGGAACTGAAATAATGTTACTGGTTGAAAAAGTACCACCACCCCAACCTATTTGTGCATACATATTACGGGTAGCACCAGCAATGTTCTTTACATAAAAACTAAACGTATATGAAGTTCCACTAACGGGAGTAAACGTTGTTGATGCGCCAGCAGACCCAGTACTTGGATCTGTAATTAACATTGAAGCAGTTCCAATAAAAGCACTTGCTGTACTTCTAGATAATGTGGCACTACCAAGACCAGCCCAACCTGTGGTATCTACTTCAAAGTTTGGATTAGTGATTAGGTTTGTACGGGTATTGCCAGTAAACCAAGAAGCCGTAGAAGTAGAGGCGTTAACCGTTCCAGACCACCCCTTACTTATGATTCCGTATCCTTGGTAATCATTAACATATGTTCCATCAAAGTATGGGAGAACAGATGCAGATTGTTCAATCATAACTGAATCAAGTTGTGCCGTGTCACCGATAGCACCAGCACTTGCGTTGAAAGTGATAGTTGCGCTCACTGCACCTGCTGGCGCAACACCAGTTGCAGATAATATTGTTGCAGTCGCACAAGTTTGCGAAGTTCCGCTTGATGAACTCACATATCCTGCACTGTTGTACCAGTCAATCACAATCGCATAAGTCCTAGAGCCAACTGTCCTGAGCACCGTTCCAGTAACAGTGTAAGACTGATTTGGTATCGGTATGAAAGTTCTGTTTGCGCCACCAGTCAATGTTGATGTTGCAACAAACTGCCCAACCCATGATCCTGTGCCGAATGTTCCAGCAACACGGCTGATAGTAGAACGAAACGCACCCCAAGTTGCTGTATCAATTTCAAATGATGGGTTAGTCACAAGGTTGGTGCGTGTAACCGCAGGTTGTTGCGCCACGTTCCATGACACACCTGAATTAGTAAGGAACCGTGGGTCAGCCACAAGGTTGGCACGTTGTGCGTGAACATTGAAGGTATAGAACGGAGCAGAAGCGCCTGTAGTTATCGTTACGTCAGAACCGCTAACTGCGGTGATGTAGTCACGAACTGAGTCAAGGGTTCCTTTAGTACGGCGTAGGTATCCAATGTCATGGAGCAACGCACGGGTACGGGACACACCAATGTCATTGACATTAAGTTCCAATCCAAGCATGCTTGCAAGTTGTTCAATACCTTCTGCTTCTGCAAGTAGAGGGTCATGCTGGGTCATGATGGAATCAATAAGAGTACGACTACGGTCTAGTTCAAATCCAAAAGTATCAATAAAACGCTCTAATTGAGTGTTGCCTCTATCAGCGTCACGATAATACTTAGGTACACGTTTCCACATAGCATCTTTGGATCCGTAATCTTTTGGTACAAGTATTTCAATTGAAGCAAGTCGTTCATAGAAATATGAATTGCTGTCTTTAACGTAGTAGTAAGCAAACAAAGTGTAATAAGCCCATTTACCACTTACTGGCTTTTGTATTGCTAGTGGGCCAGCGTCAGTGGTAATTGTTATTGTCTCTTGGTGTAAGTATGTGTCAACTACACCACTGAACAACAACTGACCGTCAACAACTGTTTGAGGGAATCCCGAATCTGAATAGACAAGCGCCACGTTAATAAGTCCAGTAGCGCCTGCAACAACACTGCTCTCAACTGTAAAGCCATCAGTTAAAGACCAGTTTAAAACAACAGCGTTGTACTCAATTGCTTGTGCTTCAAATACATATTCATTTTCATCAACGGCGGTAGTAGTTACACTTGATGGAAGTGTTGTGACTATTCCAGTAGATCGGATAGCGGCGTCAACGTCAGTTACGCTTGCACCAGCAGTTATCTGTAGGGCATCAGTACCACGAATAAATGAACCGACACCAGTTACGTCACCAGCACCTGTATACCGCCTGAGTCTGAACGATTCTCTTGCCATTGTTAGGCTCCAGCCACAATTCCGCCACTAGCCACCATTGTGTAGGTAGACGATGTAGCAAGTGCTAATAAAGATGTAGACGATGCTTGTACTCCAGTGAACCCACCACTGCTGTCAATCACGTTGTTGACAGTCGTTGTAAATCGTGTGATTACTGCGTAGTCAACTCCGTTAACGTCAAGTATTGCTCGGTAAAGATCTCCCAAAGAAACCTTTCCTGCAAAGTCCATATTCTCAAATGAGAAGAGGTCTTGAATAGAGGTAAGGACGTTTGCAGAAACTGTTTGCTGTACAAAACCATCTTGTACTCGTATTGTCCCAACAATGTTTACTGGTGTGACAGTTACTGATGCCCCTACGTTTGATGTCACATAAGTGATTTCACGAGTAGACAAATAACTTTGTATTGTAGAAATGGTAGTTGCGTCTAGCACTAATGTGTTCGTAGACCCATAATTTGATTGAGGAGTGACTGCTCGTATTTGAACCACGTTACTTCCGTCAACATATGCTGTTGCTTTTGTAATTCCTGGAATACGTAACAAGATATCTTCGTAGTCCTGTAGAGATACAGCACGGTCTTGAGTTCTAAACGATAGAGGAATATTTGTCTTCAATGAACTAATTGATTCAATGTCCACACCTCCAGCGGCCCTAATAGTGTTAGGGGTTATCTGGATACCATCTAGTGGTGGTTTATTGACAACAGTGGTGCTTTCAAGTGCATTAATGGCGCCCACTAAAACGTTTCCTGCTGAACCACGACTACGTCGGTAACTAATGGCTATGGTGGCATTAGTGGTTGGAATTCGTCCGTTAACTCCGTTTCCTAAAACAACAGTGCTTCCGTTGTCAGCATCTATATCTACTGCATAGATATAGGAGTTAGTTCCACCGTCAAGGATTCGTGGAGTGTATGTGTATTGAATGTTAGAGCCGTTAAAACCTTCACCAACTTCTACATCCATGCTTTCGGTAACGACACCAGTTTGGCGAAGTGTGATTCGCTGGTTAGCCAAACCTGTTGAGGTGTATGTTTCTGTGAACATCTCACCCTCAGTAAGTGCCAATGAAACAACAGTTGTTTTTGGGTATGTGGTGTATGTAACACCATCGGACACAAGGTTCACGCTTGCCCCCGATGCTGTTCCAACAAAAGCAATTGGTGTATCTGATGTAAAGATAACTGGGGTAGCAGTATCAAGTAACGGGGTAGCCACAAAGCGGGTGTACTGAGGTATATAGATTGGGGCACTATCAGTGGCAGTTGTCAATGATGCATCTATTTGAATAGTTGCTTGAGCGGCTTGACGACCAGAAGGTACATAATCCAAAAGGTTTGCAATAGCCAAAACGCTTTCACGCTGTGTTGCAGTTCCCAAGAATGCTTCTGCGGCGGCACGGTCAACATAGTAATGAAGCACGTCTCCCATGTACGCCCATAGGTCCACCATCATCATGCCAAAATCAGATGCCTCACGAGACGTCCACTCAGGTAATTGTGTAGTTGCCCGTGCTAAAAGATCCGATTGGATTGAAGCGTAGTCACGGCTCGTGTAATCAAAGGTACTCATAATATTAGGGACTCCTCAGTGAGGTCTTGGGGTATTGCTATTTGAAATGAAAAGTTCTTGATGTTAGACATAGACATTTTGTACTGGACTGTAATTTCCAATACAACTGCTGGGTCTTCATCAATGTATGGGTAGCGGGCAGGACCAACACGAAGGTTGGTAACAGAAGCATATGTTAATTGTTTATTTAATTCCGTTAATGCGTCAGTTCTGAATTCGCTATATACAAGATCGTCTACTGGCTCAAACAAAAGTTGATTGGCACCAGCACCATAGAGTGGGCGCATAACTCTTTCAAACCTAGAGGTGGTGAGTACATCAATGATTTGTTGTTCTACAATCTTTTCAGGGGACGTCGCTTTAGCCACTCGCCCTGAAGAGTCAATATAAAAAGGTAACGAAATAGATGCCATAAAGTCCTACCTGTAAATTCCTAAGTAAAAAGCGTCTACATAATCTTCTAACTCAGAAGTACGGGCTTCCAACGTAGAACTGACCGCCCGTATCGTCTGCAACATATTAGTTGTCCTATAGACATCGGTAGAGACCGTGCTTATAGTTGAATTAATTGTTGAGACATTTGAGTTTAGTGTGGTGATACTTGAATTAATTGTTGAGACATTTGAGTTTAGTGTGTTGATACTTGAATTAATTGTTGAGACATTTGAGTTTAGTGTGGTGATACTTGTTGTGTTGCGGTCAGTAGCCGACGTATTAGCGGCGACCATTGTCCGTACTGCATTGGTAAATGACTCGTTGTCTCCTGTTGCTGTCTGCAGTCCACTTACTGCTGTTTGCAGGTCAGTGATACTTGCGTTAACTCCCGCCAAAGACGTTGGGGCATCAGGGTTTACCTGAACCCAAAAAACGTTCGTAAGGTGAGCATCGTCAGCGGTGACTACGATTTGTGATCCAATTGCGGGTACGGGCCAGACTCCATTGTACGCTGTTCTGCCCACAAAGGAAATAGGGAGGACACTACTAAGCCCTGTTAGGGCAGGAGCACGGACGGTAATTTCCCCAGTTGAAGAATTGCTATAGGCAACAATGGCTCGGTATACAGAGGTATCAAACATATACTTCTCCAAATGCTTTTTTAGAAATCCATTTGTTATTTAAAAGGACGGGCATCGGTGGGGCTTTAAAGGCTGTAGATGGAAGCACCTCTGGGTACTTACCATTGGTAGAGTCTGTGGCAATCGTTAATTCTGTTATGTAATTAGAACGACTTACGGTGTGTTTAACACTTCTGGTAAGCCAGTAACCATCAAACATTGAGTCATAGTTATTTAGTTTAATAACTGAACCTGGGACAGGGTCTGGGGTTCCTGTTATTACAGCAGTGGCGTTATATGGGTAATCTGTTTTCATAGCCGCCGTAACAAACCTATTGAGAGCCTCTAAAGATTGAACGTTTGTTGCGACTGTCTCTACATAGCGTGCTGGTACCACTTCTCCCAGTTTGGTAGAGACTGTGTCATCCGTAGATGCTGAGTGGATAACTCCACGTGAGTCCATTCCCACATATGTGTAATTACTAGATGATCCTTCTGGAGTACGGTCACCAAAGGTTCCTTTAAATTCCATGATCTTTCCTGAGGTGTACTCAAGATCTCCACCAGTACCACGCACTGTCATCAGTTCTACATATGGCATTTGACGGGAAATGATTTTATAAGGGTCGTACACATGTATGTGTGTGCCACTGGTAGTCATGTAATAACCAATGGAGTTACATGCTTCCTTCAAAAAAGCCCAATCTGATTTAGCATTTTGTAGAAGGCTCTTCCATGTAAAGAAATCAGAAGGAACCGAATACGAATAGTTGTATTTAGTAGCAAGTGTCTCAACCAGATGAGGCAATGTTATGTTTGACCAAACTTTATTTGTAGTTTGAGACATGTCATAACTAGCGCCAAAACAAACTGCCGTGGCAGTCTGGACTGGGCTGTTATTGATTAAGCCTTTACGACTATGCATCTCAGGTTCTATATATGTTATGTATCCATTAAAAGAACTGATTTGGGTAGGACTCAAGGATATAGAAATGTAAACAGGGGCACCCGTGTAATCAGTAATAGCCTTTGGAATAAGCCCAGTAAATATAATGGTAGCCATGTCATGCTGGTTTTCAGTGATCTCTAAAGTCACTGATTGAATAGACGTATAGTCCACGGCTACACCACTAATCAAAATAGTGACGTTGGGGGAGTTCGGAAAAGAACTTTTAAAGATCATGACGGAATTCTAAGTTGAGTTCCTACAGGGATTTCATTAGGGAATTTAACTTGCGGATTAAGGTTTGCAATTCTCCAATATTGAGTTGGATCATTGTAGATACGGGTAGCAATTAAATCAAAAGTGTCACCGTAACGACTTACGTAAGTTGTGTACCGTTCAGAAGCAACATCTTTAAGAACAGCCAACATTGTTGATGTTGTTTCATCTTTAGATGTTGTGTATCGGGAAGAAGAGTTAAGTGTCATGGTTATTTTATTCCTGTATTTTTATTGCTAGTAACTGCCGCTCCGTATTTACGGGACACTGTATCAGTTACTCCATTTTTAGTAGTTATTTTATTGTTATTAGCAGTTCTTCCACATATCTTAATCTCACCTCCAGGATAAACAAGGGTTGATGCATCTACTACTACACCCCCTGATGCAAATTCGCTGGTTTGGATAGACTTACCGCCAGGACCTTCAAGGTAATAACGGATTTGAAAAGTAACGTTAAATAAAGCCGAAGCACTTTGGTCTAGTGCTATTGTTGATTTTTGAGTAGTAAATTGGAAGGCAAGATCAACCCAAGGTTTAGTAGATATGCTTGAGTTAGCAATAGTGATCGGTTGTGAAGTACCGTTGTACACAGTTGACCCAACTGCATACCCTCCAGCAGAACCGCCTCCTGTTTGGCCTCTATACACAACTTGAATAGTTGCTTTAGCAGTTAACTTACCTGTTCCAGCCTTTGCCCATTCTTTTAATGTAGGAGTAGGGCGCATAGAAAGTGCTGTAAGGTTTCCCCCACTAATTAATAAGTCTTTTACGTTAAAAGATGATAATACTTTTGTTATATTGGTAGAGGACCTATACCCATTCTTTTCTACGAGTAAGTTACCTACTGATACAAGTTGTCCCTGTTCTCCAGCAACCGCATCGGCGTCAGCCTTCGCCTGCTTATCAAAGTCTTCGTATAGTTTTGTTAGGTATGTTTTAGGTTGAGCAAACCCAATGTACATAGCCGTCATATTGACGCTAATCGTGCACTGTGTAGGAACCATTGCATGGTTAAACTTATTAAACAAAACGCTTGTGTTTGTTACAAACCCTTCAACCATAAACAAAGAAGAAAACACAACACGAATAGGTTGTGCAATTAGAAAAGCAGAGTTTCCTAAGTTCGCTTCTAAATAGGTTTTGTAGATCGCTTCATCTGTTTCCAAAGACTTGTCGGTAGCGTCACTAGTTACGCCTTCACTGTTGTTGTACGCTTTTGCACTTGTAACAGCCTGTTTTGCAATTTGATCAATAATGTCGCTGTTAATACCTTGACCAATAAGTTGGTCAAAGACCATAAGGTCAGCAAGTACTCCAATGTCAGTTACCCATGATGGGTCGTATGCATCTAGGTTTAAACCAATGTCTGGGCGTGCACCCAACCCATTACTTCTATCTTTAAGTAAGTCAGCGTCTGACCTAACTTTTGTAATACCTGATTGTGTTCTATATGAAGATGACGCAATCTCTGCTTCACGGTTAAACATTAAATCAAAACCAAAGTTGGCATCACCTGGTGTTGGTTGTGTTAATTGAAAAGGGTCTTGGTTCATCCAATACTGGATATCATTTCGTGCAGAAACACTACGTGTTAAAGTATCTGGGTTAAACTGAAAGTTCAGGCGACGACTTGGTGACAGGCTTCCATTTACCGTTGTATATTCGTTTGTTAGCAAACGCATATAACCACGCTCTACAGGGTACGTACTTCCAGGACTTCCTAATACAGCATTCTTTTGAGAAGGCCCAGGCCAGATAAAGTCGGGGTTGCTTTTAGTGCTGTTTGTTACGTTTGGGTCAGCCGCTTCTATGTTGTAAAACTGGTTTCCAGCATAACGATTAGGGGGGTTTGCCATTAGAGGTTCCTCATAGCGGTTCGTTTAAGATCTTGAGTAATTAAGTTAGCGACTTCTTGAGCCGCACGCTTTGCGTCCGCAGTGTTACTTCCCGTTGACTGGATGTAGATATTTGGGGCGATAGTAACTCCCCCGCCTTGCACAACCGTTGTATTACCTCCACCACGTGACGGTGTTGTTGGGTCACCTGTGGTTGGTAAGTTCATGCTCTGAGCAATTTGTTTACTCTGCGCCATTTTGTCTGGGGCAATACCGTTCTTCCAGTCACCTTTAACATTCCAAGGTGAGAGGTTTCCTCCGCCATAGGTAATGCGGGCGGCTTTAACGTTAGTTTTTGGATCAAACAATTCACTATCGTCAGCAATACCAAAATACTTACGTCGGGCTTCCCCTAAGTTGCCTTTCATATTTATTTGGAACAAGCCATATGAGTCATCAACAGGACCTACGTTACGTACTGAAGGTATCCAACGTGATTCTCTATGGGAGATAGCAAGCATCTTCCAAATGTCTTCTTTTTTAAATCCACGATTCAATAGCATTTGTGCAATTGCACGGGGGTCCATGGCTTTGCCAGTTGTTACAGAACCAGATTGTTGTGTTGAGGTGCTGGCGGATCCAACGTTACGAGTACGGCGTCCTGTAGCCATACGACCGCCACCGCCGCCGCCACCTAGTTTCCTAGATCCAACTTTGAATGCTTCCATCTGAGCACTCATACCCATTTGTGAGTATGCGTTTACATTCCCAGAACCAGTTGAGTTGTACAAAGCATCGGATACTCCACCGTCGCTAGACGCTCCCTCAAAAGTTGCATTTGGATCCATACGTTCCGCACCAGCAATAGTTCCCCAAGGTGCCCCAGCCTTTTCATATTGACGACGGCTGTTAGGGAGTTCTGCTGGCTGTACGTGCCATGGTTCGTTGTTGACGTTGGCAAAAGTCTTCAAACCATACTTAGCGGCGTTTTCTTGCACCCAGTTAAGGTCACCAGTAAGGTCAGCCGCCAGTCCAATTTCGTGCATTGACATTCCTGGAGGAGCGGCGTCTGCAACACCTGAGTTCTTCTTCCAGTATGCGCCATCCCAAAATGTCCCAGTCTTGTCAGATGTGCGACTATACCGAGACAAGAACAAACTACGTTGTTGAGCACTAGAACGAAATCCTCCGCCAATCCCTACTTTTCCACCAGAGGCTTCAATCATCTGTTCAAGACGTTGTCTAAACTTATCGTTTAATCCAGAAGAACTTCCTGAAGTAACTTTACCTTTAGTAGCCGATGCACTTTTCTTACCGCTTGCTGTTTCAGTACCATCTCCAAGTAACAAACTTGCACCAAAAGCAGCAGTTCCAAGTGTTAATGGGGTTGCAGTACCACCGCTTAATACGGTACCAATACCAGAAGCGGCGATAATGCCAGCGCCTAAACCTTTCTTTAAAAGACTTCCACCAATTCTGGTTATTGGATTTCCACGACTAGAGATGCGAGCACCAGTAATTGCAGAAGTCAATTCTTGAATACGGGTGGTCAACTCAATCATCTTTTGCGTGTTGGTTTCCATTGACGCAAGGTTGTCTTTTTGACGGTTGTAGAACTTCTCGTCTTTTACTTCTTGTTTACGAGTTGTCTCTTGTTGCTGTGTGGCAAAGTTCTTTTCAATGCCCATGATTTCACGCTGGGATTTAAGTTCGGGGTTATACATCCCTTGATTGCCACCAGTTTTCTTTTGAAAAGTGACATTATCTTTAGCGTATTGAAGGACTGCATTTTGCATATCCTCAGGAAGACCCAACTGAGTCAGACGTGCACGGGCGGAAGAACCTTGTTGCATTGCACCAGCAAGGTAACGTTCATTTGTTAAGCCAGACCCACGAACAACTCCTTGGAACACCTCAGTCATGGAGCGTTGTTTACCACCAGGACCATACAAACCAGTTCCTAATGTCATGGTCATTCTGTTGTTGACCATTGGGTTAGCCAATGTTGTAAGCATTGAAGCAAAGTCTTGAGTGCTGTAGGAGTAACCTAAAGCAGCGCTAAGTCCTTGAATACTTCCTGCTTGTTTCTGGGCATTGATACCTGTCTGTGCTTGCAGACTTAATAATTGGTTTGTACCATCAGCACCAAGTCGGAATCCTTGAAGAGGTTTCCTATATTGATCATAATAACCTTGTTGACTTATTCCTTCGGTTTGTTGATAAAGAACAGCCAATTGGTCAGTCCGTAAGGCACGACCATACATCTGGTTAGTACGGTTATCAATTGCGTTAATACCTGCACCAATGGCTTGCATACCATATTGCGCAACTTGCGCCATGCCTGCTCCGCCACCTGTACCACTTGGAAAGGCGGCACCACGCATGTTGGAAAAGAAACCACTACCACTCCCACCCATCATTCCAGCCTGAGCAACAGGGCTAGAACCAGTCTTAGGTACTACAGAGGCTTTACTACTAGCAATAGCCTGTGAGACGGCGGTACCAGTGCTTGTAGTGCCGTTAGACGGTGCAGAAACGTTTAACCCCGCAGAACCACCTGTTACGCCTTGGAGAGCGTTAGAGAGGCTGTTAACCTTGCTGGTAGCCGATGTAGCAGCAGTCTCAACTGCTTTTATCTTGTCTTTAAGACTTTGAAAGCCTGTAATGAGTTTTGACATCTGGCTAAGGTCAACATTGAACTTGGCACGAAATTGAGCGAGTTCTCCACCAGACGTGGTGGATCCACCAAAGGGTCCATTCAAACTCTTTTCACCATCAGGTGGTGGTAGTGGTGCCATCGCTAGTCTCCAGACTTACGCCATTTACCCATAGACGACCAGTACTCTCTTTGGCGTACAGTCATGTTTTGTATATCAGCGAGCGTAAAGCCCTTGTAGACGGTGGCAATCAAATCGTATTCCCAGTATATATGAACTAGTTTAACCGAATAAAAGGGATGCCCAATCAAGCACGAAAACGATTGGTTCGTTGCACGTAGCGCATTGGGCATTCACCTCCCCTATCTCAGGCCCTGGCTGGTTCTGCATCAGGGCGTTTATAAGATTAGAGCGGTCTTGAATACCGAGGCTTTTAGCCCAGTGTTCTGCATTTTTAACATCGTCTGAGGACACACAACGAGCCAACATGATGGTGTTCTGTTCCGCTATGGACTTGGCTTTTTTAGAAACGTACTGGCTATCAGCGCCAGTAGGTAGACGGAAATTCACCGTCTCACCATTCTTTAAGGTAGCCGTAATTGGTTTGTAGACATCTACATCCATGTTCCTTTTATCAAACTTGTCAACAGGAACGGTGACATCATTGGACGCCGAGCATCCGTTACAAATCACTTGGTACTCACGGTTGCTTCCGTATGTAGCAATAACAATGCCCAAGAACAAGAGGTCACGGTCACCAATAATCAACTCGTCAATTATTGACGGGGTGCTTGCAATATCTACAGACCCAATACTAATAACGGCACGCTTGAGCAAGGTTGACATGTACTCTGCGTATACAAGGTTCTTATTATCTAAAGAAGCGAGAGCCTCTTCATCAAAACCATTTAGTTCACGAACGATTGCAGTGGTGTCCCAAGAATCCATGTCCTTGTTGTAGACGCCCTTAATCAACTCAACAACCGTATCGGGTGCTGGTTTGATTTCAGGGACGTCTCCGTCAAGGGCAGTATTAAGGGCGTCCGCTTGTTGCTTTAGATCCATTTAATGCTCCTATGTTGTGGAATTAACTTATACTACATCGTTTCAATATTGGCGATGTCTGCGTCACTCCAAGCAATAAAGAAGCCCTCGTGGTGTACGGTCATTGACTGAATCAAGATACCGTTGTCACCAGCGTTGAGGTCGGTCAAAGCGTAAGCGCCAGGCCATGCGTTGAAAAGTTTAAATGCAAACTTCACGTTACCTGGGGTAATGCTCTTGTTCTGGACGCCACCATCGTATTGGTAGTTCAGGCTTCCGCCACCATTAAGTTCTGAAGCGGTGTGTGGGTGGTCATAAACACGAACCACGATGTCACAACGGTAGTCTCCGTCACCCATTGCCAAACCAGTTGCGCCTGCGACGCCACCGCCTAGCCATGCGTGCATAAACTTCTGCCATGCCCATAGTTGGTCCTGACCAGCAAATGCTCCTCGTGCAAATGACACAGGAGCAAAGTCTGACTGAGCAACCATCTTGTGTGGGTGGGTGTTCATTCCGCCTTCACGGTAAGAGATAACTTCGTTAGTAACGGAGATACCACTCACTTGAGCAAAACCAAGATCACCAATAGCACTTAACTGGTTAGCGAGGTTACTGGCGTTTTGGTTTTTTGGATGGATGCTTACACGAAACTTAAAGTTTCTTAGCGGGTCTGTCCGCATAGTTGTTGCTGCAATTGCCATGTTCTATTTGCTCCTTGGATTAAAGGGTTGTAGCGGAGGAACCGCCAGCCCACTGTGTGAGGTTGATTACGACGAATTCTGCTGGATACTGCAATGCAACACCAATTTCAATGTTTACATTGCCATCTTCAATGGATTGTTGGGTGTTGTTTGATGCATCGCAGACGATGTAGAAGGCATTCGCTGGGTTTGCACCCTTGAGGTTGCCCTTAGCCCAGAAGTCAGTCAAGGTGCTTGAAAGAGCAACCTTGATGCGACCCCAGAGTCGTTCGTCGTTTGGCTCAAACACAGCAAATGCTGATTGGTTCTTGAGTGTTACACGCAAGAAGTTCAAGGTGCGACGGACAGTCACATACTTGTCTGGACGAGTCTTTGACAAGGTGCGTGCTCCGTTGATGATGGTTCCACCACCAGCAATGGTGCGGATACAGTTAACGTTGTTAACGTTGTACAATTCACCTTGATCTGCATCTGTAAGAGTTGCTACCAAGCCAAACACGTTTTGAAGATCCAAGAAGTATCCAGCAGGTGCTTTAGCAACCCCACGGAGGTTCTCCGAACGTACGTACGCTCCAGCAACTGCTCCACCTGGGTAGGTGTCACGGATAGCGGTTGGGCCGCTCTTTGCTGGGTCATACATCTTCAATGCTGGGAAGTAGGTTGCACCCCAACCACCATTAGTGGTGCTGTAGCCAAGAATTGCAGTTTGTTCTGTGCTCTTGGTTACTGCATCAATTGGGCAGTCAATGATTACGAAGGCGTCACCACGGGTAGCGGCGTATGCCAATGCTTGGTTGATACGAACGCTACCTGTCTGACCAACAAGGTTAACCAATAGCGGACCAGGTACGTTGTCCAAGTTGGTTACAGCAGTTGCCCATTCAATATCGGCGCTTACTGTGTTTGGTGCAGTTGCATCTGAACCAGTAACCAATGTCAAGGTCTTTGAATAAACTCCAGCAGTAATTCCTGAAACAGTAATTGTGGTGCTGGATGAAATTGTTGCAGGAGTTCCTACAATCTTTACATAAGAAGAATAAAGATCAAGAACGCTCTTTACATAACGACTTGAGGTTGGATCAAATGAAAGGTCTTGCCAACGCTCTACTTCAACCGTGGCACTACCTTGCACCAAGTTAACAGCCATTGAAAACAATGATGCTGAGTTAATCTTTGGTGTACCCGATGGGTCCGTCAAAGTGTTCTGATCAAATGACAAGGTTACTGAGAGGTTGTTACCCCAAGCACCGACAGTGTTTGCACCTACCGTAAAGATAGTGCTTGCGGCTGAAGCGCCAGTTACTGTTCCTTGAAAGGTAACAGCGGCGGCTACTGCGGTGGTGTCAATTACACGTGATACGTAGGCATCACGACCACCATTAGCAAAGTAATGGTAGACCGCATAACCTAGATCGTAGGTGCTGTTGATTTCACCGAAAGCAGACTTGTAGTCGCTCCATGAAGAAACCAACAAAGGCGTGGAAGGTCCACGTTCTGTTGTGCCTACGAATGCGGCGGCTGTTGTAGCGTTACGTACGCTAACGTTGCTAGTAAAGGGAGTCTCACGAACGTAGACTCCAGGAATGTCATATGCCATTGTTTACTCCTAAATCAGGGGTTACTTACAGGGATTTTCAAATTAATTAGTCTGTTCAATTGTAGTTGAAACAGTCGTTACTTTCTTGAGGCCGATTAGTGCAGACGTTGGAAGTTCCGACGTCATCTGAATTGTGTAGATCTTTCTAAAGATACGCTTCCTATACCCCGCCTCAGGGTCAAGAAGGTCAGCCGTTGACCAGTCCAGAAGGTCTAACCTTCGGGACTTATTGTCTGCGGAGACCACCAAAGACCCATAACGAAATGGGAATACTTGGGTGAGCATCTGGTTCACTAGTTGTCGGTCGTGTATGGCGCTTCTTGTAAACGTAGAAACTTGGTATAAAAGGTCTACAGGTAGAAACTCTGTAGTCCTGTATGAGTCAAAGCCGTTAATGTTTGGAGAACTGGCAGAAGAAGTGCTAGGCCAGTAGTCAAGATTATTAGGCTGTCCAGGGGAATTGGTGTCTAGGTATGACTCTGAATGTTGGCGGTTCTTGGCGTGCACCACATCAATTAGTTCAATTGTAATAAATGGGTAATGGCGCTCAGTTTCACCTTCTGGGTATCGGAAGAACACTTGTACTGGGCGCTCGGCGTCACGGTCGTCAGTAACCGTAAGACCTGATACCTGTAGTTTGATTGCCTCATCTTCAGCAAATAGGAAGCCAGTCTTCATAGCCCAAGCCCTTTTTTGATGTGGTTATT